GAACGCCTCCATCAGGTAGGGGAGGAACCATTCGTCCTTGTTGATGCCGGAGAAGCGGCGGGTCGCCGTGCGCGAGTGATATGAGCCGCGACGGGCAGTCTTCACCCCGCGACGCTTCCCGGTTTCCAGCCATGTGGACCGCGCCCCCAGCGTCCCCCGTCCGTAGGGGTTGGCGTGCGCCCACGCGAACATATCGTCTGTCTTCGAGTTATAGACGCGGAAGCTGTTGCGGTACTCCCCCGATCGGAACGGCGCGAGGTCAACCGCGAGCGATGAGATCTCCCCGGTCAGATCGACAGCGCCGAGGTCAATGGCTTCGCGCGTCTTCTTGACGGGATCGCCGTCGAACAGCGGCCCGTCCACTATCACTTCGATACCGACGCGGGCCATCAGACGATCACCAGGCGGTACGGCTTGATCAGCGACATGAACCGCGCGAACGTGTTGTCGTTGGCGTAGCGCGGAGCCTCACCCATCGGCACGCCCTGGTTGTTATCCCAGCGGTTCGCCACCACCCGCATCCGAATGGCCTGCTCGATCGCCGCCGGATAGCGCCGGATGCTCACCGCCGCGTTAATCAATGCGGTCGCCGCCGTCGTGCCGTTGATTCCTCGGACTACCGTGAGCGTGTTCGCTTCTACGGCAGAGACATACATCTCCTCGGAGCCCACGATCATCGTGTCGCCGGGATACACCGTGTGCCCCGTCGTCATCGTGATCTCGGTCGCGGTCGTGGTGGTGATAGCCGCGCCGAGTGTCCCCGCTGGATCGCTCAGGTCGCTGTATCCCCACTTCCCCACAACCTGGATGCGCCGACGCCCAACAGGGAACGCCGAGTGATCCCCTTCCGGGTTCAGGTCGATGCGCCGCTTGTTCGGGGAGTTATCCGGCCAGAGCCAGTAATCCCCCGTATCCAGCGTCGTCTCGTACACCCCGTCCCCGTCGTCATCGAACTTGAGGGTGGTCACGCTCAGGAGGTCGCTGTAGTCCGAGAAGTACAGGCACGATCCCGAGTCCCCGTCGTAGTAGCGCGTCGCCGTCGTGGTGTGGAACTTGCGGTTGCAGAAGTCATCCAGCGCCCGGCTCTCCGCCTCGATCGCGCGGAGGTAGATGGGGTCGAGAGTGACGTTCGCAGTAGGCCCGAGCTGGGCCACGTCCGACTTCACTTCCGGGAGGCGGGCGTACAGGTTCACTTCCGGTAATGACCGAGCGGGCAGTTCTTCACTCCCGCCTTGTTCACGTCGAGCACTTCACCGCACAGCGGGCAAGCGACTTCAAGGGGCTCCGTCTCCGCAATCTTCTGTGCTTCCCGCACGATCGCCCCGTAGCCCCCGAAGTCGCTCATCCCGCCGCCACCGCTGTCACGGTCGGGGCAATCGGACCCTCGTAATAGCCGACGTACGGAATCTCCATGTCGGCGGTCGCGTCGGCAGACATGATCGCTTCGATCCGCGCCCCCTCATCCGGGTCCACGTTGCCGACGTTGATCTCCTGCAACCGGGCCGCGTAGTTCGTCCCGGACACCGCAGTTGTCGGGGTGCCCCCGCGCCAGTTCGTGCCGTCAACCTTCCGCGCAACGCGGAACGAGATCGTCGCTGTGGACTCCACCACCCCGAACCCTGTCGTGGCTTTCGCCATATCGAGGTACACCACGCAGTCCCGGATCGGCCCACCGGCCACCGGCTCGATCGTCAGCAGCACAAACCAGCCGGTGTTCTCCGCCTGTACGGAGTCATCGATGTCAGTCGTGCCGCTGAACGTCGGGAGGTTGCCCGGCATGTACGACATGGGTTAGTCAGCCCACACGATGTAATCGGTCGCGGCCTGCTTGAGGACGACGATGCGGCGCCCCTGGAGGGTGGCGATGGTCTGTGCAGAGACGCGCACCATCCCGGTAGCGCCCGTGAGCGTCACCGTCTGGTTGCCGTCGTTCTGGTAGTAGCACTCGCGGGTCTCCCCAACCTGCCACTCGGGGAAGGCCGAATCGAAGTTCGCCCCGGTATCAAGCGTGAGAGTGCCGCCGCCGGTCACCGACGTATGCACCAGCAGACCGGACGCGAAGATCGCAGCCGTCATGGTGGTGTTCTGCTCATCGGCGTTCACCGCCGTGACAAAACGCCCCAGCCCGTACGGGCCCTGGACGAAGAGCTTGGTCCGGTCGCTGCGCCGCGAGAAGTTCAACACGCCATTGAGCCAGTCGCTTCGAACGAGAGTGAGTCCGGGCATTGCAGTTGCTCCTTTTTGGGGGGTGTTGGTTCACCCTGCGTTACCTGCGGTATCGGCCCTTCGGCTTCTCCTCAGCGATTGGCTCTTCCTCGTCAGCCGGTTCGTCAACAGGCTCCGGCTCCTCAACCGGAACCTGCACGACGATGGGTGCGACGGGGCGGAGTGTTCCCAGGTGGCGGCACTTCAACGGCGACGCCTTGAGGCACATCCGCGAACCGCAGAACTCACACACCGGAATAACTTCTGGGCGACTCATTAGGCGTTAGCCACGCCAGGAGCCTTGAGGCTGGGCAGGTTGGCCGGGGTGCGCTGCACCTTGAGGCCGTAGGGGATGTAATGGACGGTGCCGTAGATCGTGTCGGTGTTGCCGAAGTCCGGGACGTTGACCGCGATGTGCGTGTACCCGTCAGAGAGGTCCGCCGCCCGGACCGCGAACGCCACGATCATCTGCACTTCAGCAGTGCCGGCGATGGCGCTGATCTCTGACGCTGCCGCCTGCGTGGTCTTCACCCACGCCTCATCGTTGTCGAGCGCGGTTTCAGACTTCACCCAGTAGTCCGTGATGATGTCCAGGTCGCGCGGTGTGCCCCCGGCTCCGTTTACCTCCTGGAGGTCGATGGTGAAGTCGTCCGTGGTGCCGTTGGCGTTCTTCGTGATGACCACGAGGACGCCTTCGCAGTTCTGGAGGGACTGCACGAGGCCGGTGATCCCTGATCCCGTGAAGAGCTGGGGAGCGGCGCCGATGCCGATGTCGAAGTCCTTGCCGAGCGGGCCCGCATACGTAGTCATGTCTGAGTCCCTTCCTCCGCCGGGGGGTTAATGCCAGCGGGCTACTTGGCTCAGGGCGGGGGGTTTATTGCCCGCCCTGGCTGGTCGTCAGCTCTTAGCGAGCACCGAGCACTACGAACGGGCTGAGCGTGTCGCCACTGTTCGCAGGGGTGAGCGGGGACTGAATCCACGGGCGTCCGTCAACGCGGAGGATGGCCCGGAGTTCGGTTTCGTCGTTGGCGAATCGGCTGTGTTCGCTGGATTCCAGCGCCACCGACTGACGGTCGCCGATCATGTAGAAACTGAAGTCGTAGAGCCCGATGTCGCCAGCCGTGGAGAGCGCCGGGACCTTCTCAGTGAGGATCAGCGGGCGCCCGAGGAGGGTCATGGTCGGGGAGCCGTGGATGTCCACCAGCGCAACTGGGGCGCCGCCCGTGCCCACCGAGATCGAGAGCTGCATAAGCTGCGGGAAGGTGGACGGGCTGGCGAGCCACACCGAGGACCCGATGCTCTGCGGGAGCATCCGGGCGTACATCTTCAGGATGTTCTCCACCACGATCGTGCTCGCGGGCTGGTTGGTTTCCTTCGCAACGGTCACCAGCGCCGTGTTCGCCACGTTCTGCACACCGAGCGGCTGCCCCGCACCGTTGCCGGAGATGAAGGCCGCGTCTTCGGTGAAGGCGATACCGCGCGGGATTGAGCGCATCAGGAAAGCGGACAGAGCGGGCGCATCAGCCCAGAGCTCGTTCGGGACGCGAGCAAGACCAGTAAGTTTCCACGCCTCAAGCATCACCCGCCCGAACTTCGCTTCTGAGGCGCTGATCGTGCCGCTCTCCGGGGTCCAGGCGAACGTCATCCCGCCGAAGACGGAGCCGACGTGCGTGGTCTCATCCACGAATGGGACAACCTGCTTCAGCCCCGTCATGGTCATCACGGAGGCGCGGGGGCGGATGATGGACTGCTCGAGCGCAAGCTCCATCACTTCTGAGCGAACCTGCTCAGGAATGAGGATGCCGGCCGACGCCGGGTCGCCCGTGCTGTAGGCGTTCATTACCTCGATGACCTTCCCGTTGCGGGGGTCATCCCGGCGGCCCTTGTTAAAGGCGACGCGGGCGAAGTCGCCGATGTTGGCGAAGCCGATCTCGTCCATCGCCACACCGGGCGCGAGGCGGTTGTAGGTGGCAGACGCTTTCGCGCCATCACCAGGCCCGCCCATCTGCGGACGGTTGACGCCGGCCTCGCCAAGCAGCTTCTTGACGATCTCGTCGGCCTGCCTGTTGACGATGTTCTCGATCTCGCCCTTGCCGACCATCGCCGTCTCAACAGACTGGCGGATGAGGTCGGCCATCTCGCCGCGCTCATCGGTGGCCTTGGCGTAGGCGCGGGTGAACTCCGAGAGCTGGCCGTTCGCGATGATCTCCCCGGCAACCTTGGGGTCATCCAGCATCTCTTGCATTTCTGCGGCGGTCTGTGGAATAACGAGCTTTGGCATGGTTATGCTCCTTTGATTGCCGCTGTGAGCGGCTCCTTCTGGTGCTGCTCAAGCAATTGCTGGAGGGTTGGCGCGGGCGACGTTCGCCGGGCCGCGTTCATAGCGGCAGCGAGGTCGATCGCAGGGGGCGTGGGGGTATCCGTCGAAAGGGCAGCGATCCGCCCGCTGAGTTCGTTCTTGGTGGGGCCGCTGAACAGTTCGTCCACGAGCCCGATGTCTACCGCCGCCTGTCCCCGGTACGCCGTACCTACGCCGTCATTCGCCCGCATCCGGTCGCGCCATTCGTCCGAAGTGCCGCCGGCGCGTTCGCTGTAAATCGACGCAATGTTCTGCGACTCTTCGTCCAGCATGTCCGCGAGCAAGCGCATGTCAGCCGCGTTGCCCATCGCGAAGCCGTGGGCGTCGTGGATGAACATCTGGGCGTTCTTGTGGAGGAGGATGGTGTCCGCCGCCATCGCCACGAACGTCGCGGCGGAGGCTGCGAAGGTGATCCGAGCGGTGACCTTCGCGGGGTGTTCCTGGATGGCCGCGTACATCGCGAGCGCATCGTTTATGTAGCCGCCGGGACTGTTGATGTGGAGGTTGATCTTCGAAACGCCCTTGAGCGCCCGGAGTTCCTTCACAAAGTCGTTAGCGGTGGTCCCTTCCCCCCAGGGGTCGCCGATGACATCGAAGATGTCGATGTCGGCTTCACCGGACTGGACGTTCTGAATCCGCCATGCGAGATGGGCACGGGTTTCCATGAAGCCATGGAATCAGGGGTGAACGCGCAGAAAGTCCGAGAAAGTAGCGGTTATTCGCGGAATGCGGAGCGGTAACGCCGGTATGTGCTCGGGTGGACGTTCATTTGCCCGGCGACTTGATCGAGCGTCATCCCTGGATGCTTCGCCCTCAGCGCTTCCCCGCGCTCGTACAGGTCACGCGCCGTCGCGTCTTCGGACAGCGGTGGGCGCCCACGCCGGGGGAAAGACTCGTTCAGTGCCGCTACCGCCGCCTTAGCGGGCTCTGGTGGCTCCGGTTCCTCGCCCAGCCTGTCCACGGTGCGCGCAACCACGCCAGCCGGGAGGAAGAAGATGCCGGTCTCCGGTTCGGGCTCCACCCGCGTCGCGATGCGCCCTTCCTGCCAGCTCCACAGCCCCGACGCCACGTTCTTGCGCGCCCGCTCCTGCAGCGCCTCCTCGTCTTCCTGCAGCGCCTTGATGTCCGACAGGTCGAAGAATAGCTCGTCAATCCCGCTGAACTCCGGCACAAGCCCCAGGTTCAGCACGTCATCGAGGTCCGACAGCAGCGGAGTCATGGTCACGTCCCACAACACCTGCCAGTCCTGCCGCTTGTTCGCGTAGCTCGAAGATTCGTAGCCGATCAGCAGTCCGAGAATCGAGCCGGGGATGCCGAACAGCATCGCGATCCGCGCTTCGTTCTGCGCGTCGATCTCCTTCGGCAGAGCGTCCGTCAGCCCGCGCGTGAGGCCGAACTGCGTGTAGGACGCCTCCGTGTTGTCCACGATCAGCGTCTCGACGAACCCTTCCGGGTTTCGGAACATCTGGCGGAAGCGATCGCCGATTTCAACCTTCGCTTCGGGTGAAACCTTGCTTTTCAGGGCCAGCATCCCGCCCGGCCCTGTCCCGCCCTTCTGGTAGAAGGTGTGCAGGTAGCGCCGGAAGTATTCATCGATCGAGATGCGCGCCATCCCCGCCATCAGCACCGGCTGGCCGTACCACGGGTCTAGCGGGTTGGGCTCCTTGAAGTGCAGCACATCAGCCGCCGGGAACTCCCACGAATCGTTTCCCACCGTGTACAGGTACTTTTCGACCGCATTCCCCTCTGCATTGGGGATAATCCGCACCCGATCGGGGCGAAGACGCCACAATTCCTGCACATTCCCCAGCACTTTGTTCCGCCCCTTGAGCGCGTACGCATTCCCGGCCAGTAGCCGGTCCATCACGATCGATCCCCAGAACTGACCGCGACTCGTGTACGGGTTCGGGTTGTTGACCAGCTTGACCAGCGGATGGTTCGGTAGCTCTTCGACGTACTCATTCATCACGAGAAGGGCGTCGATAGTGCGTGATCCGGCCCTGTTTGATACCCCGAGAGCCTTCCAGAGCTTCGTTTTGCCCCGTATTTCGCCCTGTGCCCGCTTCATCCGCCGGCCAACGATGTGCGGCTCGCCTGCGCTGGTGGTGATCAGCTTCACCGCCGAATAGACGATCTCGTTCGAGGTGTAAGCCCGTGTGTACGTGGCGTAGTTCGCAGCGGGAGATGAGACTCCCTGTGAGCGGGCAGAGGTGGTGGAAATGGTCGGTGCAGCGGTTAGAGCGCCGAAAATACCTGTTACCGCACGTATCGGAGCCGCAAACACGCCCACTTAGCCCCCCAGGGTGGCCCCCAACTGGAGGGCGCGCCATGCGAGCCCTAGTACGAAAGCTCCGACGACAACGGAGCCGCCGACGCCGACAGTGAGCGCGACTGCTTGTCCGATGATCGCCCGGTCTTCACCGGGGAGAATGCGCGAGAACATCCGCAATCTGCTCACCTGCCTATGCCAGTATACTATCTCGGGGCGAAATATACCCCCGCGAATTCGTCATCTTCATCTTCGAGCTTCAAGATGACACCCAGCGCCATCACCATTGCGATCACCAGGTCGATCTTCCGCTTCGTCACGCCCTTCTCCAACATCTGCCCGCC